CGAGGATCTTGTCCTGTTCCTCGGCAGTTTGCCGTCTCAGCCACTCATTATACGATACGCGGTCCGGGATCGCGCCGAATTTCTCGGGGTCGAGGATCGGAACCATCACTGACCGACAGTTGACGTGCGCTGGCGGACGCGCGCCTTCGGGGCGAAGCCGCGGCAGGTCCGGCGGCAGCGGCTTGCCTCCCGGGACGGGAGCGTAGTGCTCATCGCGGGCGCGGCAAATCGCGCTGGTTCGCCCATCAAGGATCGCCGTCCAGCGGAGGGCGATGATCGAGTCGGCGTTCTCCTTCCAGACCTCCTGGCGCGCGGCCGTGCTCACGTGCGTGATCGACGTACGGATAACGGCCTCGGCGTTACGCCGCGTCTGAGACAGCACGCCATCGCTGAACCGCTGGATCTTCGTGCCGGCGACGTCACGGATGATCTGCGTCACGGGCTTCCGTTCGGCCAAGCCCGACTGGATGACGCGCGTCACGCTCGCCAGGTCGGCACGCTCCAGTGACTGGAACCACTCGCGGAGCAACCGGCCGTCGAAGGGCTGGGCCACGGTTACGCGGCGCAGGTCCTTGGCGCGCGCGGTTCTGAAGTCGAAGGGCTGCGGCGTGGCGCGCTGCAGCATGCGGCGCTCGAAAGCGGCTTCGGCCGAGGCGAGGTTGAAGAGCATGCTGCGTATCTCGATCCGAAACTGCTGCATGACGCCGCGCCGGAGTCCGCGCACGAACGCGATTAAGGCCAGAAGCTTCTCACCGGTGAAGTCAACATCGTCACCGAAGCGCGCAAGCTCGACGCGCAGGCGGCGCACGAGGTTACGATCTGCTTCCTCCAAGATCGCAAGCAGGCGTCGCACCTCGCCGGAGGCGAAGTTGCGCACACCGATCTGGTGCGAGATCGCTGAGTCAAACAGGAGTTCGTTAGGCGTCGCCATACTGGTTCCAGTCGTCGCGGTATCCCTTCATGGAGTGGCTCGCAAGATCCTCATAGAAAATCTTACCAGGACGATTGATGGCGTAGGCGAACCTGCCGGCGATGTAAACCGCGGCGCTACGTTGCTCGTTCGTGACGACGACGGTGTCGGCCGTCGTAAACGCCTGTCCGCCTACGCCACCGAAGCCGCACGAAGTCGAGCTCCAGCACTGCGCGAAGCAGTGGACGTCGAGCTCGTTAAGCAGCAGATCCTTGGGCCACCAGGGGAATTTATCATGGAGCTCGTAACGCGCGTGCGCCAACGCTGCATGGATGTTTTCCAGAGGTTTTCTGTAGTTCATGCTCCGTACCCGTGCTCTTCCATGACGCGCACGAGGTCATCCCAGCCGCGCTCCTGGTCCGAGTAGTTGAAGTAGCCGCGACCGAAGATCTTGACAGCCGTCCAGAATCGCCAGGCGACTCCATGTAGCCACTGACGATACCACCAATTGTCGACTTGCTTAAGCGTCTGGTTCATGTGTTTGCGGAACTCCTTGTCCGCGCGCCAGCGGTCGCGCTCGCGGTAGCCCAGCCAGTAGTTAAAGTCGTGGTGGTCACACGCGTCGCCGAACTCGTACTGCGGCGGACGGAACCAGCCACCTTTGCCACCGCAGCCGTTACAAATCACCGCGCGCTCGTTGGCCGTCAAATAACGGAACCGGCACGGAACAGTGGCGCGGAACTCGTCCTCGCCGAGGCCGTGGTACTCGCGTTCAAGTGCGGGGCGGCGCTTATTGAAAACAGTGTACATCATTCGTCCTCAGAGTCGTCAATCACAGGCAGCTCGTTGCTGCCGAGCACTGTGAAAACTTTGTTGCTGGTGTAGTCGTCAAGTATCGCTTCTTCCACTCTAACCCCAAAGCGACGAAGGCGAGCATCCGCTTCTTCTTGGATCTCGCTAAGCAACTTGTCGTTGCGAATGTTGTTGAGCAGCGCGTCCCACTTCAACCGGCCAACAGCCGTCGCGACGACCTTGCGGCCGATCTGCACCAGGATGTCGTCGACGTCTGGCGTGCGCGTCGAAGCCCGCAGTACGCTTGACACGCGCACGAGCAGCACGACGTGGACCATGATCGGTTTGTTGTCCCGCGTAGTCAGTGACTGCTGACTGAGGTCGATGTCGTGAATCTTGACCGGAACCTTCTCCACCGTTGTCTTGACCGGCCAATAGAAATAGATGCCGGGGCCGAACTCCTTCGTGGTCATTTTCTGCTGACCGATCAGCCCTCGGAGGAAGTGTCCTTTGAACTTGACTCCTCGGTGGGTGACGGGGCAGTGTCCCCATCTCGGGAACCACTGTCCAAACCAGCAGACGAGGTCGTTGACCCAATTGAGGGCATCGAACATCTTAGCTTATCATCCTCGTGCTCTGGGGGATCGAGTGGTTTTCGGCACGCCAGGCAGTACCAGCCTTGGGGTCCCTGGTGGTAGATGTGTCCGCACCCTGCCATCCTATCATTCCTCCGCTTGTGGGTCAATCGGATCGTCGTCGACCTGTTCCCCGGCAAAGCTTAGGGCTTCTTCGGCCAGGGCTTGGGCGTCGTCTTCCTCATCGAAATCGACCGCCAGCACATTACGCCGCTGCAGTTCCCGGACATGCGTCTTCCGACTGATGTCTCGGGTCTGCCGCGCGACGCCAAGCGCCTGGAGGTCAGCGGCCTGCACCTCGTCAGGACCAAAGTCGTGGTTCATCTCAACGCGGCCGGCGTCAGTCAACCCCATCCACTTGCCCATGAAGCTGAGTGCTGTGTTGAAGGCGTCCTCGAACGAGATGGTCGCAGCTTCGAGGTGCGACGAGCTCTCGTTCGACGCCATGATCCTCGCGGTGGCCGTCTCGACGCGTGGACGCTTGCGAGTGAACTCGGCACCGTAGTGCGTCATCTGCTCTTCGAGGTCCATGAGGTTCTGGCGGCCCGCGTCGATTGCGGCGCCGGTGTGCTCGACGTACTTGAAGTCGCCGTGCTGGTTGGAAGTCGTCATCATCCGCTTGGGACCGACCTCCAGGTTGGAGTTCTCTTTCGTCACACCGATGCCCGCGAGGATCGGGAAGCGCGTCACCGTCAGGATCGTGTTCTGGTCGGAGTTGGACTGCCACCAGTTGATGTTGAGGTCGACGAGATCTTCCAGCGGCGGCTTGCCCACCATGAACTCTTCGCGGGGCGTTGCGTAGAAGGTCACCAGCGGGATCTCGTTGATCGCCAGCCGGCGAGGCGGCTGCTCGATCACCCACTCGACGTCATTCTTCTTGTCGACGCGCTTGTACACCGTGACGAACACGCCCGGCTCGTTGACGAAGGCAAGCTCGTCTTCGTCGAATGGCTCCTCGAACTCCGGAAGGAAGCGGGCGCCGAATGCCTCGACACGGTCGAACACGCGGATGCGCTGCTGCGCCACTTCCGTGAAGCCAACGCGCTCCATCTCCGTCTCGAGGATACGCGCGTGCGTCAAAACCTCGTGGCCGTCGATCATCTGCGCCGTCGCGAAGATGAGGTTTTCCGGCGGGATGTGCGACATGAACGGGCGAAGCCCCTCGCCGTCGAGCGCGTTGCGCAGCGGCTCGGCGGTCAGCGGAAAGTCGATCAGGACGTGGGAGTAGTGCTTCGCGAGCCCCTCCCGCATCCAGGCACGCGCGAACGTCGTCGCGTCGTTGCCCTGGAGGTCGACGTTGTCAAGCCAGCCGCGAACCTCGTCCGGCATATCTTGCGAGAGCTGTATCGCCTCGCTAAAGGGCTTCCCTACCCAGGCGTTCAGTGTGAGCTCGGTCATGTTGAGCAGCGTCGCGGTCTTGCGTCGCTCGTCATACGCCTTGCTCGACTCGCGTTCGTGTCGCGGCAGGTAGATCTCACCGCGACTACGCATCACCTCAGTCCCACCGAGGATGTCCTGGATCTTATGCCAGCTACCCTCCATGATCCTGTATGCAGTTGAGCGCGTCGACGGGTCGTTTTGTTCGTTCTTCTTGTCTGTCACTGCCAGCTCCAGCTATCGCTCGCAACGATTTTCTCGGTGAGCCGGTATCGGGTCTCGTCCCCGATGTGGTCCTCCGAGTCCGTGTCCACGTCGTCGATCTTCCTGTCGTCGCGCGGTAGGCAAGGCAGCGTGCGGATGAAGTTGTCGCACCGCTCGCAGATGAACAGGCCCGGCTCTTCCCGGTAGCCGTTCGGGTCGGGCTTCGCTCCCCGCAAGTAGTTGCGGATCTGCTCCCAGCCGCGTTCGCGACTGCCGGGTCCCTTGTCGGCTTCCGTCCAAGTGATGCCTCGTGCGCTCATGTCGCCCGCCACCGTCGTGCCGGGTTGGTCGTTGTCGTGGAAGATCGAGGAATCTGCGGGTCCAGTGTTCACACTGATACCCCAGGTCCGTTCTCGGTCGATTATACCGTCGGCAATGTCCCGAGCGCTCATGCGTACTCCCTCGTTGGCCGTGCCGTTCCAGCCGTACCACTCCCCCAGGCGGATAATATCGCCGGGGACTTGCCCAATAAGGCGGCCCTGGACGCGGATCGGCTCGCCGTTCGACTGCATCCACCACCCGACGGAGAAGGGCTTCGACTGGCCGTGGTCGTAGCTGCGGTTGACGCGCCAGCCGAGGGAGTTCACGGCGGCGAACGAGATGTTGGGGATCACGTGGATGCGCGGGTCCCAGAGGTCGTCGAACATGCCGCCGGCGACGATGTTCCAGTCACCCTTCAGCCACGCGGCCCGCTCCGCGGGGTTGCGCGCGGCCTCGGCAATCTTCGCCTCGTAGTCGGGATCCGCCTTCATAAGCACGAGGTTCTGGGCCCGAGTAGCGTTGATCGCGATGCGGTCGAGACCGGTCGCCTCGTCCTTGATGTGTCGACCAACGGTGCCGTTCACTACGGGCAGCTGGAAGCGGGCCTTGACCCAGTTGTGTCCGACGCCGTACGGGTTGGTCGTCGCGCGGTAGTGGCGCGGCATGCCGTATCGCGGCGAGCGGCAGCAAGACATCATCACCTTGTAGCACTTGTCGTCCGGCCACGTGGTGAGTTCCTCGAACGCGATCCACGGGTACTCGTGGCCGTGATAGTTCGTGTAGTCGCTCGGCCGCTCCATGTAGCGGAACATGAGCTTCTCGCCGGTCGGCCAGGTCCAGGAGTGGTCGCTGGCGTTCCACTTCGGCTTATTGACCAGTTTCGGGAACCACTTCTGCGACTTCGCGATGACGTCCGCCAGCATCTTATACGTCTGGCGGAAGAGTACGCCTTTCCACTCCTGGCCGAAGCCACGACCGCAGTACTGCGCGAAGTCCATCAGCAACGCGTCAGTTTTCCCGCCTCCGCGGTCGCCTTCGAGCAGCACCTCGAACACAGGGCACTCCATGAAGAGTTCCTGCGCTCCCTCCTGCGGCGCCCAAGCAACCTTCTTTCCCTCGTAGAAGGCTTGCTGCGTCCCGCCTACCTCACGCCATTCGAGTCCGTCCATACCCTCGATTCTAACTGTGCAGAACTCACAAGTTAAGTCGCGAAACGCGCGTTAATTGCGCAGTTCTTCGTAATAGTCGTGTAGCGCCAGATATATCTCGGCCGCGTTCATAAGTGACATGCGACAGTGCGGGACGCCGGTTTCGCGGTACTTGATCGTGAGCACTCCTTCAAGGTCATCTTCCTCTTCCACTGACTCCAGCTCCGATGATGAGATGCCGCTCGCCAAGCGAGCGGCCAGGCACGCGCATGCCGCCCCGACGACCGCCGCCGCCGCCTCCTCCGCCGCCTCCTCCTCTTCGGATGACGAC